AGAGTGATTACTTTTTTGCTTAATTCTCTAACCACCCCCTATAGCAATCCCCGATCAAACATTAACTTAATAGGATAATAATATATGGCGAAGAACATTTTAGTATTAGAAGGAAAAGCAGCATGGGCGAAAGTATTTGAGCCTGATACAAAGTTTAATCCAAACGGTGATTACAGTATCAATCTTCAAATGACAGAAGCAGATGCCGCTCCAATGTGTGAGAAATTAGAGGAACTAATTCAAGAGACATTTAAGAAAGCAGTTAAAGAGAAACCACCTCTTAAGAACTCTCTGACCACACAAGATGTCATGTCCGTAGTATACGACAGAGACACAGGAGACCCTACAGGTAACGTAGAGTTTAAATTCAAACTAAAAGCTAAAGTCCAAAAGAGAGATGGCAGTTGGTATGAGCAAGAGCCTGTTGTGCTTGATGCGAAGAAGACACCACTCACAGGTGACACGCTGATTGGTAATGGCTCAAAGGTAAAGGTAGCGTTTGAACCTATCCCTTACGTGATGCAGTCAACCAAGAAGGTAGGCGTGTCTCTACGACTAAAGGCAGTACAGGTAATAGATTTGGTTGAGTATGGTAACTCAGCTTCAAGTGTGTTCGATGAAGAAGATGGCTTCGTAGCCCCCTCCGCTAATGCCGAAACTTCATCAACAACCGAGGTCTTTGCTGATGCCGCTGACTTCTAGATCGACCCTAGAGGAACGTGTGCAAGCAGACCTTGACTACCGTGGGATAGCTTATGAGTATGAACCTTGTAAGCTACCCTTCACGGTAAAGAGAAATTATATACCCGATCTAAAGATTGGAGATATTTATGTTGAGGTTAAGGGTTACTTCCGATCAGAAGCGCAACGTAAGATGCGTAACATAAAGGAACAACACCCTGACTTAGATATACGGTTCTTATTTCAAAGAAACAACAGCCCAGTACAAGGCGCAAAGAAACGCAAAGACGGGACTAAGATGACTTGTGCAGAGTGGGCAGAAAAACATAACTTCATTTACGCAGAGGGGATGATCCCTGAGGAGTGGTTTAATTAGGAGACAGTAGGGAAGAGCAGGAGAGGGAATTTATTATGCACACTCCTTGTAGTAAGTGTGGTTCATCAGATGCAAACAGCTTGTACTCTGATGGTCACACCTACTGCTTTAATTGTAAAACTTATGGGCAATCCCAAGAGGAGGTCAGATTGGTAGAGAACGCAGTGAAAGATACAATATTCAAAACAGGGTCTTATCAACCTCTGATTAAAAGAAACTTAACAGAGAAGACTACAAGGTTTTGGGATTATCAAGTGGCAGACGGAATGCACGTAGCAAACTTCAAAGATGCTGACGGCAACACAGTAGCACAGAAGCTCCGCTACCCTGATAAAACTTTTGCTGTCGTAGGTGATTTAAAGAAAGCTGTATTGTTTGGACAGAACCTTTGGCGAGACGGTGGTAAAAGCTGTGTCGTTGTAGAAGGTGAGTTAGATGCACTATCCATGTCTCAGGCTTTTGATAACAAGTGGGCAGTTGTCTCTATTAAGACAGGTGCGGCAGGAGCAGTTAAAGACATTAAAAAATCTATCGAATGGTTAGAGAAGTTCGAACAGGTTGTCTTTATGTTTGACCAAGATGATGTAGGTAAGAAAGCAGCACTAGAGTGTGCGGCACTACTATCACCACGCAAGGCTAAGATTGCCAAGCTACCACTCAAGGATGCGAGTGAGATGCTACAGGCAGGAAGACAGGCAGAACTTATTGATGCGTTCTGGGGAGCAAAAGAGTTTGCCCCTGACGGTATCATCAATGGTGAAGACTTATGGGAAGTAGTATCAACAGAGAAAGAAGTACACACAGTACCCTATCCTTATGATGGGCTCAACAACAAGATAGGCGGTTGTCGATTAGGTGAAATCGTAACTGTTACGGCTGGTTCAGGTTTAGGTAAGTCACAACTCACAAGAGAGTTTGCTTACCACCTTCTCAATGAAGGAGCTACGATAGGTTATGTAGCACTCGAAGAATCTAGCAAGCGTACAGCACAGGGACTGATGTCCTTACACTTAGGCAAACCCGTACATCTTGAAGAAGTTGAGACAGAGGAGCTTAGAGAAGCCTTTGATGCAACTCTAGGAACAGGGCGTGTGTTTATGTATGACCATTGGGGATCGACTGAGAGCGAGAACCTATTGGGTAAGATTAGATACCTAGCAAGAGGGTGTGGTTGTCAGTACATTATACTGGATCACATTAGTATTGTTGTGTCAGGCATCGAAGGTGGAGATGAGAGACGGATCATAGACAACATGATGACCAATTTGCGGTCACTAACTGAAGAATTAAATATCGGATTGATTGTCGTGTCTCATTTACGTAGACCTAGTGGTGACAAAGGACATGAAGAAGGGCAGTTAACTTCATTGTCCCAGTTACGAGGTAGTGCGGCTATCGCACAACTAAGTGACATCGTAATAGGATTAGAACGTAATCAACAGGATGCTGAGACTTCTAATGTAACAACCGTCCGTATCTTAAAGAACAGATGGTCAGGTGATACAGGTGTAGCAGGACAGCTTCACTATTCCACCACAACAGGTCGTATGTCAGAGGAATTTGATGTACCTTTTTAATCACTCCAGCGAGAGGATTGTATGCTGATATTTGATATTGAAACAGATGGATTACTACAGGATGTAACAAAGATACACTGCCTAGTTATACAAGATACTAAGACAGGTAAGGTGTATAGTTATCACGGTGAGTCTTTGCAAGAAGGTCTCACTGTACTAGCACAAGCACCTGAGATTGGTGGTCATAACGTAATTGGTTTTGATCTGCCCGTACTAGAGAAACTGTATGGCTTTAAATACGAAGGTGAAGTGTTTGATACCTTAGTAGCTTCTAGACTTATATGGTCAAACCTAAAAGAAAAAGACCTACTTAAGCGAACAGTAGCTAACAGACTAATTGGTTCACACTCACTCAAGGCTTGGGGTGAAAGGCTTAACTACCATAAGGGTAGCTACGGTGAGCAAGAAGATGCTTGGGAAGAGTTCACCCCCGAAATGTTAGAGTATTGTAAACAGGATGTTGGTCTTAACGTAAAGCTATACGAGATGATACAACGTAAGCGTTACCCACATGAACCAATGCAGCTTGAGCATGAGATGGCGAAGATGTTGTTCCAACAAGAACAGACAGGCTTTCCCTTTGATGTGGAAGCGGCACAGAAACTGTACACCCAACTCTCTGCTAGAAAGCAAGAGATTGAAACTGAACTGGTTAACACCTTAGAGCCAACGATCATTGAGCTAAAGACCAAAACAAAAACAATACCGTTCAACCCTGCATCGAGACAGCAGATTGCCGATAGGCTAATGAAGAAGGGTTGGACACCACAAGAGTTTACTCCATCAGGAGAGCCAAAAGTTGACGAAAAAATCTTGGCGGGAATTGATATGCCCGAAGCTAAGATGCTAACAGAGTTCTTAATGCTAAACAAAAGATTAGGACAATTAGGCAATGGTAAACAAGCATGGCTCAAGCTCGAAAAGAAGGGACGGATACATGGTCGAGTTAATCACATGGGTGCTGTTACTTCTAGGTGTACACATAGTGATCCAAATGTCGCTCAAGTGCCATCAGGATCTGCCGCCTTTGGGAAGGAATGTCGCTCACTATTTCACGCACCGAAAGGTTTCACCTTACTTGGGGCTGATGCAAGTGGTTTAGAGTTACGTTGTCTTGCTCATTATATGTCACGGTATGACGGTGGTAAATATGGCAAAGAAATTTTAGAAGGTGATATCCATACAGCAAATCAGAATGCGGCAGGGTTAGCTACACGCCCACAAGCTAAGACATTCATCTATGGTTTCTTGTACGGAGCAGGGAATGAGAAGATTGGAGAGATCATAGGTAAGGGTAAAAAAGAAGGCGGTCAGATTAAGAAACGCTTCCTTGCCAAGACCCCAGCTCTCAAGAAGTTAACCGATGCAATTAAGTTACGACTAGAAACACAACAAGGTGAGAAGTCTATTAATGGTCTTGATGGTAGGATTATACCTATACGTCACCCCCATGCAGCTCTCAATACATTACTTCAATCAGCAGGAGCTATTGTCTGCAAGCATTGGTACGCAACCATCGAGAAGATGATACGTGCTAAAGGCTACACTAACGAAGAAGTTTCGATAGTGGCGTTTGTGCATGATGAAGTACAAATCATAGTTAAGGAAGGCTTGGAGGATGACATAGGTGCGATCACTAAAGAAGCAATTAAAAAGACAGAACAACACTACAACTTCAAATGCCCTCTCGACTCAGAGTTCGATGTCGGCAGAAGTTGGGCAGAAACTCACTAGTCCGAGTAGGCTTGGTGATGTTGCAGAGTTCTATGCAATCACATGGTTGTGGGATGAAGGCTTTGAAGTGTTCTACAATGCTGGCTCAACAGGAGCTGTAGACATCATAGGCATAAAGGATGGAGAGGTTTACTTGTTTGATGTGAAGATGAATAAAGAAACTAAGCGTGGAAGCTACGCTAGTTCACGGACACCTTTACAAAAAGAGCTAGGAGTACAGTTCCTTCTGTTTGATCCTGTTACTCGTAAACTAAGACTACAGAAACACAGGGTATAGATATGGAAACAAACATACTGAACATCATACTGGTTGCAAGTTTTGCTTTTGTCAGTGTAGCCGTTGGAGTCAAGTGGGCTATTGAATCCCTGATTGATTACCAGATGGCAAAACACGGTATGCGAATGATGAGAGAGATAAACAAGGAGGCAGAAGACGATGAAGAATACTAGGACACTATTAGTAGATGGTGACATTGTAGCGTACAAAGCTGCTGTCATTGCAGAGACTCCTATCGACTGGGGCAACGGGGTGTGGACATTACACGCTCACGAGAAAGATGTCATAGCATCGATGGAGGACTTCATGGCTAAGATTATAGAGGAGTCTGGTTGTGATGAAGTGATTACGTGTTTGTCTGGTGACAAGTTGTACCGCAAAGATGTAGCCCCTTATTACAAAGCGAACCGTAAAGGTACACGCAAACCCATGCTTCTAAATTTTGCTAAAAAATATTTGTCAGATAATTACAATGGCAAAGTTGAGGATAAGCTAGAGGCAGATGACCTTTTAGGAATACTAGGCAGTGCGGATAAGAATACAGTAATCTGGTCTATAGACAAAGACCTGTTAACCATCCCTGCCTACCACTTACTTGACGGTAAAGTTACTGAAGTAGATCAAGAGGAAGCTGACTACTGGTTCTTGTACCAAACATTAATAGGTGACTCGACTGATAACTATAAAGGTTGTCCTGCTGTTGGAGCGAAGACAGCCGATAAGCTGCTTCAAGAGAAGGGTGCAACATGGCAGACAGTTGTTGACACTTTTGCTGATAAAGGTTTTGGT